TATTCTGCTCCTTCCGCAGCAGAGCTGGGCATTTGCAGTCTCATGGCAGAAAGGCGTTCTATACATCAACAAAAGAACGCAGAAGGTGGCATGGTCTTTGGACCGATTGTTTACGAAGCGCCATTGCTTCCGTACGAAAAACAGCTTATTGCGCTGATTGGATCAACAGAAGAAGAATATCGCCAGTTTGTTGGTGAGGTTATTCGACGTAACAGGATTCGACCTGCTGGTTATGAGCATATTCCTGACATTCAAGCTGCTGACCCAGTAACACAAGCAGTTTTAATTAGCCTTGCAATTGGCCTGGTTTCAACCGGCATTTCAATGCTGCTTGCCCCAAAACCAATTGCTCCTGGCAGTGGACCCACTAGGCGTGATTTAGACAGCATCACCGGAGGCAACCGTTTTACGCCTTCAAGAGCGTTTGACACAGCAGCAGAGCTTGCTGATTACAACGCTGCTATCCCAATTGTTTTTGGCCTTTACAACGAGGTGGAACGGGTTGGCGGGCTGCTTGTGTCGCCACGTCTTGTTTGGTCAAGGATGCTGAGTCACGGTCGCCAGCAATCAGCAAAGTTGATGTTCGTTGTTGGTGAGCAGGGTAAAGCTGATTTTGTAGGCCCAGACGGCATTCGTCCTCCTTCGTTGAACGGAATTTTTGTTGGCAACAATGCGTTAGATGCAATTTATTCAAGTAACTTTGCTTTTTATTGGAAGCGAAATACAACTGCCTCTGGTTTTAGCAGAATTCAAAATATAAATAGAGTGTATGGGACCGGAGGCACACCTGAGTCTGCAGACCCAAACGCTGGACGTCACGCGGCTGATGACGATGTTTTCTTGTGCCCAACACGTAAAACTGATTTTGAAAAAGGTTTTTGCCATAGTTATACGCCTAGCAATAACACAACTTTTGGGGTGCATTCCCCAATCGCAAATGGCAACGCGTATAGGGTCAATTGGCGCGTCGTTAGTAAGCTTTCAGACCCTGATGGCAGGTTAGACGCTGAGCGCAAAAAGATTTCTGGCAATGATGACATGGACGGCACAGGCCGTAATTACAGCCGCCGCATGGGGATTATCAGTCTTAATGGCAATACAACTTCAGAAGAGCTTTTTGAAGTCGTCAATGTTCAGGTTGGCGATATTGCAGTTTTTAAAATTAGCGATACGAGCATCCCCACCAGTTATCTTGACGACAAAGTTACGGCAGATGATATTAACAGTGAAATTGAGTCGCAGCAGATTGCGGCTGACGATGCTATGGAAATTGGCGAGTTGTTTTCTATCGGCTCAACGGTTTGGCAGGTAGTCAAGCGCAATCTTCAGCAGTACATTTCTGGAGACGGCAAAGACCAAGAGATAGAATTAAAATGCATTGAAACCGAAAACGCTTACGAGTCAGTCATTGGCATTGTCAATGAATCAAGCGTAGTCAACCCTGGAGACCATATCAATGATTCCGGCGAAGGAACATTTACTGTTGGCGAAGGGTTCTTCCCGATAACAAAAATTGCAAGAGGGTCTATTAGAAATAGTCGCGCTTGCGATGTTACTGAAGTTGGGTTAAAAAGTGTCGTATTTCAAAGACTTAACGGTATTACTAATTTTATGAGTTTGCCTACTGCGGGGCAGCTAAAAGATTTTGACGATGATGACGTTCAAATAACCTCTGGAACGATCAGCTCTCACGTCAATCGCTCTTCAATTTTTACCATTTATGTCCGCAGGGCTGGCCTGGATAATAATGGCCAGGAGTTTTCGTACCAACGCATTGCTCTTGATTTTGTGGTGACAGGAAACAAGCCTGTACCTCAATACAATTTTATTCGCATTCATCACCCAAAAGACAACATACCAATTGAGTATGAATACAAATTTGTGCCGAGGAGTGGAGCGGATTTGCGTTCTCGGGACGACGGGTCTACTTATGTGCAGTTGCAAGCGGCGTCTTCCTCAGAAAACCCAACATTTGCCGAGTACATTAAAGTCCCCTCCTATGGAGAGTTTAAGATTGTCACAACAGGGCGCATTGTTGATAAAGCAACAATCCGAACCAACAAAGAGTTTGTCAACAAGCCAAGCGTAACTAATAGCATTCGGACGTTCGGGTTCCCCTCAGTAATTGGCATTGATACATTTTTGCCCGATGACCAGCCTGAGGAGACTACATTTTTAAGAGCTGTTGACGATCAAGAAAGACGTGATGGTAACACTGCAAAGCTTGTCTCTGATCCTACTAACGCGGTTGGTGGCAAGATGGGTGCATTTGGCTATGAAGCCTTTGGAGACCCAGACGATTCAACTATTGCTGTTGGAGAGCGCAAAGAATTTGAAACAACAGAATTTATAGGAGAACGTCTTTGGGTCAAGTTAAAGTTTTTAGTTGAAAAATTTGCCTTGCCCGAAGGACATTTTGCTAGGGCTTCAGGCCAGCAACATACATGGTTGATTGGAGATTACAGCAGAGGTTTGACCATTCAAGTTGTTGACAGTTCTCCTGGCTGGAACTCTCTTTCTCGCTTTGTAATCAAGAGAGGACTAGGCAGCACTGCGGCGCGAACACCTAGCTCAAGCCCTTATCAATCAAGCAATCCTTTTCAAGCTAATGGTTTGCGGATGTCAGGCTATGAGTTAGTTGCGACTGGCGTTGAATCGACCGTAGAAGTTAAAGGGCGTTCGCAAGGTTATTTTGAAGAAGTATTTGGGAACGCAAGTACTAAAAACATTGGTGACCGCGCAACTCATGTAGTCGATAAATCAATTGACGATGGCGACAAAACGATAAGGATGACTTTAAGGTCACAGGTAGTTTCAGCGTCTAACCATTGGAGTGGTAGAACTCAGCTATGGGCGCACCCAACAATTGAGATAGAAGCAAATGAATCAGTAACCACAAAAAACTGGAACGTTGGAGATACGTTTCAAGACACAGTCGAAGTGGATGAGTTTAATATATTTGCATCTCACTATTACGATGATGAGCCTGCTCCTGAAACGATAGAGGGTCAAGTTGGCATTCGTTTTAGCATCCAAGCCGTTGCAGAAGAGATTGTATCCCTTGAAACCTTGACGGGTAATCGAACATTCCTTAATCAGTCCCAGTATTCAGACATAAGCTTGTACGGTGATTTGGTCCAAAAATCAAACGAAAGCGAGCCAGAGCACGCTTTGGTGTATGTCAATGAAATGGTTGAAAACGACCCTATTCCTAATTACGACAAGTTGACAACGAGCGGATTGGTTTTGCGTGCCAGCAGTGCCTTTACGCGCTTAGACCAGCTACGTGTTTGGGTTGGAGGAGGCGTGCAGGTCAAAAGGTTGCATCCCGATGTTTCTACCTACAACGATTCTGTCAACACAACAGCAGAGGGGCCTAGCAACCTCTTTACCGATCTTGTTTTTTACTTGCTTACCAATTACACGGCAGGGGCAGGCAGTCTTCTGAACATGAGTGCGGACTCACCGAACCTTATAAATGTGACAGACCTGGAAACAACGTCACGTTTTCTACGCGCTAATAAATTATTTTGCAACGGAGCAATTACTGAAAAAGTAAACATAAGGGAATTTATTAGCAGCAGCGCACCTAATTTTCTTTGTAACTTTGTGCTTAGCAATGGCAAATTTTCTTTGCGCCCGGCAGTTCCAACAGATGCAGCTGGTGAAATAAGCACGGAACCTGTGCAGGTAAAGCAGATTTTCACGTCAGGCAATATCTTGGAGGATACGTTTGAGCTTGAATTTTTAGGGGCGGAAGAGCGCAGGAACTTTACGGCTTTAATTCGCTATCGCTATGAACGCCAAAACAAGTTGCCTGAAGAGCGTACGTTGTCGGTCAAGCTCGCAACTGGCAATAACGCTATTCCTGCCATCCCTGTTGAGACGTTCGATCTGACACAGTTTTGCACTAGCCGCCATCACGCTTTTATGGTCGGCAAGTATTTCTTGGCGCTTCGGAAGCTTGTGACCCATACGGTTACTTTTTCAACGACAATTGATGGTCTTGATCTTGGACCTGGCGACTTCATTAAGGTTATTACTGAGGCAAGCCCATACACGCCTGCATCGCTTGGAACGGTCAGCAGCACCGGAGTAATTACAAGTGCGAGCACGATTGAGGATGGCACTTATTCCGTAACGTACTACACAACAACATCGGAGGATATTGAGAGCGGTGAGATGCAGGTCTCAGATGGTTCAGTTACCGATTCAACTTTCTACAACTCAATTTTTACTATCTCAAGGTCATCGACTTCTGAGAACATCTATTTGGTTGAACAGCTTACCTTTGAGGAAGACATGACCATCCGAATCGTTGCTTCTGAGTACCCATGCGATAGTGCTCAGGCCAGTGAGCTGGCTAAACTGGTGGTTGATGATGCTGCCTTCACAGCGCAGGGGCCTTCGTAAATGCCGTATCCAATTGCGCTCAAGCCAACTAGCAGGTCATTTAATCTTGGCGATTATCCTGTTAAAGCTTTTAAGTCACAGAGCGGAGCCGAGACACGAATTCTTTACGGCAGTAAACGCACCAACCTAAAGCTGTCGTTGACGTACGAAAACATTACCGACGCAAACGCTGAGCTTTTTATTGACCATTACGACGAGACTCAGGGCACGTTCGCTACTTTTGAAGTAGCCAGCGCAAGCACAAGTGACGGCGCAAAGACTGGCTGGGAAGGCACTGAAGGGGCCATTGGAGCGGAAGGCTCTGGCAACGTTTACCGTTATGAAAGTCCCCCAGAGCTAACGCAGGTGCGCCCTGGTATTAGCACTGTTACAGTAAACCTGATTGGCGTGCTCTGATGACCAAGGTTTATACAGGCAGAGACGGAGTTTTGCAGCTGGGCGGTAACACCTTGGCAAAGGTGACTAATTTTAGCTTGCAGGCGGATTTGGAGGTGATTGAAACAACAACGTTGGGCGACAACATTCGGAGCTACACGCCTGGCATTTTGGGGTATTCAGGAAACGCATCGTTGCTCTATTACAAAGATAGCGATGGCGACATTAACACTACTGAGGTCTTAAACAAGCTAATCAAAACAGGCACAGATGGTGTTTCGTCTAGCGACACTGTCGAGCTTACGCTGCGTTGGGTCGATGGAACGGACCAAAACGACATCGTGCTAACTGCTTATATTGTTAGTGCCACCATGGGCGCAGCGACGGGGGAGATTACCAAGGCAGACGTGTCATTCACGGGTACTGGCGCACTGTCTACAGTTTCAATCTCATGACTGTTTATCTTGGCACGTTTGGCAAAATTGAGCTGCGTCGTGAATTTGACGGCAGCGAAATAACTGGAACTATTAAGGCTGATGATGTAAACACGAGTACAAAACGATTTAGTTTTGATTTTGACCACGGCCAGCTGCTGACTGGTGATCAGATTGAAATCACAAGCACAGATGATAGTGCTTTGGATTTTATTGACAGTTACACAGATTCAAGCGTAAAGAAATTTATTTACGTTGACGAGTTGGACGGCATCAGGCTTTATGACAGTTTTGCCAATGCCGTGACTGGCGGCTCTGCTAATGCAACATCACTTGCCACTCCGGGGAATGATATCCCCATCGAAGTAAAGGTTGAAAACTCTGACTACCGTGTGGTTGCTCAGGTAAACAGCTACGAATTAAATACAGAGCGAGAGACTGTAGACACAACAACGCTTTCTGACGAATTTAGAAGTCGAATCAGCACGCTTATGTCTGGTTCTGGCCAGATGTCTGCTGAGTGGGAGTACACGGGGAACACTGCTGAGGAGCTTGCAAATTACTTGCTTGAGCTTCAAATTCGCACGCAAGTAGGCAGCCAGTTCAAGGCAAGATTTTACATAAAAACTAAAGACTATAATCCAAGCGGCGTCACTGCTCGAGCGAATGATGAGCTGTGGTACGAATTTAATGGCGTTTTGACTAATTGCGCTGTGCGGTTTGAGGTGGGTAGCATCGTACAAATCACAGCTAATTTCATTACAACCGGCGAAATTCAGATCCGCATGGACCTTGAAGCTGCTGACGACGTGACTACAGAGGATGGGGATGAGGTCGTTCTCGACCAAGACGACACTGCTAACCTTGAGCTAGACGGCAC